GTTGTTGTAAGTAAACCGATGCATCTTTTGATGCTGTGAGGAAATAGTATGCCATTATCTTGCTCTCCCTTTAATATCCGCATTTGGAAACTTAACTTCAAAAACCGATGGGTCTAAAGATGGATATAAAATCTTATCTTTAATCGCCTTTTCTATATTATATGAATTTGGTGAATATCTACCACCGCACTTATTTACAATTTCTAATTTTGGAACTGAACTTACACCATCTACATTTGCCACAATTAATTCTAATTCGGAAAGATTGATTGTGTTATTGAAAGTCCAATTATCTATATTAAAGTAATCTTTTAACTCTTGAATACATTCAGCAACTACTTCAGATTTATTATAATTTTGCATTGTAATTATTTCAAAATTAACTCCAATATTAATAATAAACCCATCATTAATATTAACACCATCGGTTAATATTTTATATTCGTTTAAATATGTTTTTATATTTTCCTTTATTGCTCTGTTTAATGTAGAAAGTTTACCATCAGAATCATATCCTAACAAATACAAATTGATTGCAAATGGATTATTCTTTTCATTATCATTTGAAGTCTTACCAATCAAGAATTTTTGAATTTCATCCTGAACAGTCCTTCTATTTGGTTCTTCCGAATCCGGTTTATCAACAAAACTCATTACTAAATCAGTAAATTCTTGCAAAGCTTTTGGTGAACTTAAAATAGATGATGGTGAGTTATTATCCAATGTACCATCTGCGGTAGCGTATGCTTTTGCAACCGAACCAAACTTAGTTGGCATTGATAATGCTCTTACCTGATAATCTTTTGCAGTTACTGCTCTATTCTGAGAACCAAAGTTTGCTAAAGCGTTCTGTCTAATTTCTTCAATCGTATCACCACCTTTACCACCAGTTGCAGGAACTTCGTTATCTACTGCTAATGAATTTTTAGTTGAATTGTAAATTGCTAATTGGGTTGGTGTTAATAATTGAGTATCTTCTTCGTACTGAACTGATTTTATTTTTGTAATAGTTCCTTTAGCTACATTGGATTCCACTCCACCACCTACTAAATATTTTATAGTAAGTGTTGTGTTTGAAGGAGATGTTCCATATGTTTTTGTTTTTAAAAAGTTTGTTGGGTCAAATGATGCTTCTAATTTAGAAATAGAATTTGGTAACCCCAAACCAACATTTTTAACCGATGGAATTAAAGTCTCATCACTAGCCGTTGGGTCTCCAGCACCAAATTGAATTGTAGTTGTGCTATCACCATTTACTTTTTTAGTAAATCGTTTTGGTGTTTTTAATGTGTTTAGAATATATGGAACAGTCGATTTAAACTGATAAAGGTCTGGGTCATTTGATTCGGTATTTGGATAATCCACAAATACCAACTCTTGAGCTAAATATGGAACTTCATACCATTTGTTACCACCGGTGTCTCTAATATCATATATATCTATAATGTTTGTATCATTTAGTGTAATAGTTCTAAATGCCTCATATGCACCAAATTCAAATTCTTGAGTTACAACTTCTGCAGAAATTGCATTTACTTTTTTCTTAACCAAATAAAATGTTATTTCTCCAGTGTTTGTATCTGTCTGATAAACAGTTATTTCTCTATTGGTGGAATCTTTAAAATCTAAAACATCTTGTGTTATAAAAGATACTCCATTACTAGATTCAATCTGCATACCTTCTTTGATTGTAAGTAGGTAAGTTTCATCATAGGTGTTATTTGCACCAGTACCAGTTGCAGGAACTAATTGATAAACAGATAATGTAGTTACTGATGGAGATGTTACCTTTGGTTTGTATCCCAAATATTGTGAAAGTGCTATAACATTTTCAATATCTTCCGCATGAACCATTAATGATTCTTTTAAAGTATCATCAATGTAGTATGAAAGTGAATCACCAACATAGGATGCCATTTCAATGAACATCATACCCGGAGATGATTCGTTAAAATCGGAATAAGTTGTTGGGAAATAAGTTTTAGCAAACTCAATTAGATTTCCTCTAAATTGAGTAAAATCTTTATTAAGGTACTTTATATCCTTACCTCTATTCTTAAAGTTCTTTGTTGTTTTTGTAATTGCCATATCTTATTATCCCTGAACTGTGAATGTTAGAGTTTCTAAATTAATATCATCTCCTATTCTAAATTTAATTGAAACATTCAATCTATTACTATCTCTCAACTCATCAGTTGATTCGATATCAATTTCTTCCGCTGTAACATAAGGTAACCATTGTTCTAAACTCTCATTTATTGTATCTTCTATTTTACCTTCCAAATCATTTACATTTGGTTCAAACAATAATGATTGTAAACCACTTCCAAAATCGGGTTGTAATACTCTTTCACCTCTTTTTGTTAAAAGTAAATTCTTAATATTAGATTTTACCTGTTCGTTTGTTAGATAAGATTGTTCAAATGTATTATTTCCAAAAGTCAATGGTAAAGTTATACCAATAGCATAATCACTATAAGTTGGTGTATCTTTTACTATTTTTGAACTTAATCTAACTGCCATAATTCATTAATCCATACCAGGTCTCCAAGGACCTTTCTTTTTATCTAATGCCTTCATCAAACCACTATAATCTCTATTGAGTGCTTTATCCAATGCAGGATTTCCAGTTTGAACACCTAACCCTTGCTTTGGTGCCATATCACCATAACCCATTTGTTGTGCTATATTTTGTTGCCCTAATGTATGAGTTGATGTTGAATCAAATCCCATCGTTCTCCATTCATCACCAGCACCAGTTGATTGTCTTTGACTTGAGTTAAATGGTTGTGTTTGTTGTAACACTTCATTTAACACTGGGTTTTTACTTAATGGTTTTTTTGGTTGATTGTGTAACACATTTTCAACAATAGGTTCATCCATAAAAGTTGGTTGTTTGGGTTTTTGAGGTGCAATAGCTTCTCTTAGCTGCTTGTTTTCTTTCAACAACTTAGCCATTTCTCGTTTAACTCCCTCTTTAACCAAAGTAGGAAGAACTGTCTTTATTTCTTCTTTTACAATAATTTGTATTGCTTTAACTAATTTATCAGTATCCATTTTTTGAAATGTTTTCCTTTCTCTATAAATATTTGTTTTGGGTTTTTTCGTTTTTATTCACATTTTGTACCACCCATTTCTAATTGTTTTTTGAAATCTTTGATTATTTCTTCAGATTCTATCGGGTCTACCACATCTTTTGGTAGTGTTGTATCAATAATATTATCCAATGATGCATCCCCACCCAATATATCTTTTTGTTGTTGTGATGGTGCTTCATATTCTTGAGTAGGACCTATATCTGTTACAAATCCACCACTTCCATCTGGTTGTTCTATTACAGGTGGTTCTGAACCATCTTCTTTTGGAAAGTTAATATTTGGTATTGGGATAACAGGTGGTATCAAATAACCCGTCCAACTAATTACACCAGGCGCTGGGATTGGTGATGGTGCGGATGGATATAATGATGTTGTTTGTATAATACCACCAATTGAAAATAAATGTATAACTGCCGCAAGTATAAACATATTAACCATCATCTCTTGTTTCCTAGCCGGTTTTAATGGTGGGTATAATGGCCAAGTACCAACATTAATAACCACATTTGAATTTACTGCTAAATTTTGTATTGAGCCAGGTGCTGGTATTAATGGTAGTGGGAATGGTCTCATTTGTGCTCCTGCCCAATATGCTTTTACACCATTACCAAATTCATTTACTAATGAAAAATCTACACCAGGTGGAGTTATCAATCCTTTTAATAATGCAACTCTAAACAAAGTTTTCATCAATTCTAAATTACCACTCTGAACCGATTCAAAATTTATAAAATCCTTTCCCCTTTTTACACAAGCATCATATTCCTCTGCCCATATCGTTGCTACCTCATTTATATTTAATGATGGATTAGATACGGGGTTTGTTTTTCTTAATATGTTTGCTTTGAAAAGTGACCAAGACATCTCTATTTAGTTATTTTTTCTTTTTTGGATTATCTGGTAATTTCTTTTTCTGAAATTTAGGAACTGATGGTAACTTTGGTAAAGGAATTTTAGGTAACTTTGGAAGTTTTGGTTTTTCAATTTTTGGCACAACAGGTACTTTTGGTGAATCAATTGGTACTGATTTTGCAACATCACCATCCTTTCCAGTAATAGATGATAAATCCTTAACTACCGTTTTAACCGAACTTACTTTATCTTTTATGTTATCTAAAGCCGCCATTATTTTAATTGTACATTATTACTCAACATTGAGTTTAATTTTGTTTTTAATGCTGCAAACTGAGCCACATTTGTTGGACCTGGTGAAGTTGGACCTGCTGGAGTTACATATATTTGTTGAGAAATTAAATCCAACATTTCACTCAATAACGATACTAAAGTCTCTCCCTTTGGAGCGGCTTCTAAATCACCATCAGTACCCAATGCAATAGTACCAGAACCAATATCTATGTTAAAATCCCTATCCTTTGTATCAACAAATATGTTATCATCAGTAGTGATATTGATTCCTCTACTAGCATCAATTGAAAATTGACCATCAGTAATAAATCCAATATCCTTTTTAGCTACACCAATCATTTCAGCATTTTTTGCCGATAATATTATTCTATCCGAATTTAATAATATTTGATTACCTGTTAGTTCCGATGGATAGTTAAAAAAAGATTCGTATGAATTATCAACTGGTAATGTATAATTTAACAATCTTTGACCACTACCTAAAAATATAATGTTACCATCATTATTTACATCTTCTTCGGTAGATAATCCTATATTTTGGTCTAATGATTCACCACTCTCACCATTTCTTATCGTTATTGTTGGTGAAAACGAATTTTCAGAATTATTGTAACCGCTAAATCTAATAGATTGGCCAAATCTACTTTCAATTAAATAATCACCCTCATATAACTTTAATTTATGAATATTTAATTGAGGTTCAAAATAACTACCCAACTTAGAGGTATCCGTATCATCTAACGAACTCTCACTTCTTGTTATACCAGTAGATTGTACTTTACTATACCGAGATGCGGTATTTGTATTAGCCGCTTTTTCTTTTTTCTGAGTGGATGTTATCTCATCTGTAGATGTATTTAAATTTGGTATAGGTGAGCCAATAATTCTTTCATAAACATATCCACCACCAGGAGAATTTATGATAATAACAGTTTCATTTACTGTTGGTATCGAAATGTTTGTTTTATCTTTGGGAAGTGCTAAAGATAGAGCTTCATCTCTTTTGCTAGATGTACCACTTTGTCTAAATTGTATAGCACCAATGTATTTACTTTTTAATTCATCTACTATTTCTAAATCAGAAAGAATATCATCATCTACATCCAATATAATTTTGTAAACAACCCCCATAGAGGTTTTTTCTCTATAATGGCTACCTACACTCTGATTAGATTGTACATTACTATTTCTATTGAATAAAGACATTTAGTTTTCTAATTTTTGCTTTACTTCTTCGATTTCATTTTCTAAGTTATCCATTCGTTGAACTTCATCTTGGACTTGTTCTATTTCAGCCAAAAGTTGTTCTCTCTCAGCATCAGTAAGGAAACCAGCATCTCCTTCTGATTTTTGATTAGATGCAATAATTCTTTGTGCTATTGTTGCTAACTTAACCAATTGGTCATCGTTACGAACGGATGTATCGATTAAATCTTTGATAACAGGACCCAATACAGCCATATCACCAGCATGTCTGATACTCTTTCTGAGTTCGTGGATAATCTCAGAAATGTGTTTCTTTTTATTAATTTGGTTATTGTAGATATCCTCAAACAAACCACTTAGGTTTTTGCCTGGGAATAATTCGAAATCAGTTGACATAAGTTTATCAATATTTGTTCAATATATAAATATCAATAAACTAAAAAGTGATTTTACCTACCCTGTCCTCTATACTTTTTCTTATAATTGGTGGAATTCTTAGAGCGAGAATTCTTAGTTTTTGCATGAACACCAGGTCTTTTTTTCTTAGGGTTACCGATATAGTTGCCCGTAATCAATTTTGCCATAATAATATTAGTTTAATATCAATAAATATCATTTGTTTTTATAAAAATATTCTAATATATCTTTCTCTAACATATAATCCATTACGAAGTTATCCCCATACATAATACTGGTAAATGTTCCGTTACCCTCTTCGGTAATTTCAATTACATAATCCACCTCATTATAGGTAACTTCATAACTTTCGGATTTTCTAATTCGTTTAATACTTCTATGCTCATCAGTTCTTTCAATAACCTCTTTATCACTCAAATCGGGAACATTGATGAGTTTGGTTACACACTTAGCATAATTCGTTTTAAGAGTGTCTACGAAGAAGATATCATTCATACTACTCATTAGATACAATCGTTGTTTAGAATCCAAGCCACCTGCCTTAAAATTGCCTGTGAACTGAACGATGGGTAGTTTTAATAAAAAATTTTGTGTATCTTCTCTTAGGGTCTTAAAATCTACGATAGAACTGATATGATGTGGTTCTGATACTTCCCTATCAAATGGTATGGATAATACATCATAGTAAGTTTCCACATTAACTTTGTCTATGATTTGAGGACTCATCTTTATTCTTTTTCAGTTGCGTACTTTACACCCATAATCGTACCAACGATTGAGAATGCGTTAGTTAGGAGAATACCAAACATATTACTCCAAGTAGAACCTATGATTTGTGTATCAGTACCAGAAATTAATGCTAAACCATACATAGCAGTTGTGAGAACACCAACTCCTATAATCACGTAAAGTGCTACTTTAACAATTGTACTGATTAACTCAAATTGTGTTTTCTTTTGCATTAGTTCCAAATCTTCTAATGCTTTACCCATTCCCTTTTCGGCTTCTTGTCTTAATTGATTTGCTTCCTCTTCAGATTCTTTTGCAGATTCCAATGCCTGTTGAAGTTCTATCATCAATTCATCGGTTTCCTTTTGTTTATCAACCAACTCTTTGTTTTGTTGTTGAACTTGCTTAGTTACTTGTAATCGTTTTCTACGAGCAGTAGAATCCTTCTCCTTACACAACCGTAGGTATTCTTCAAACTCGGTATCCCCATCAGGTGCTTTTAAGAGTTTAAGAAAGTTTCCTTCAACATAAACTTTCCTTTTCTTAGCAACACCCAATAGGATATCCCTCGTATGTTTCGTAACCTCAATCATTATAAAACTTATTTATAAATTTTGAATGGAGCAGTTCGGTTTAGATATCCTTCATAATCTTTTCTGAATTCTTCTAAACGAGGTTCAATATCATCGGATTTAATAATCCAAAATTGTGCACCTGCTGATTTTGCTTTTTCAATTTCTTGATTATCATCTGAAGATGAGATAATACCAATTACACATCCGTTACCATATTCAAAATTGATTTTACGAATAAGTTCAATACCATCATATGAAGAACCGATAATATTCAAATCAACGAATACACATTCGGGTCTTTCATCTGCTGGGTTTTCTGGAAACCATTCTTTGAATTTTTCATCTGCTTCATCAGATGAATTTAGTGCCTCTAAAGATAGAGTGATATCTAAGATACTACAAGCATCTTCAAATACCAAGTGGAATAAGTCCTCATCATCCACTAACAAGATTGAGTTAATCATTGTGTTCATTTTAATTTAATTTTTAATTTTGTACCAGAGTCTAACTTCTCTGCAGTTATCTTAAAACCATGTTCTTTCAAAATTGCGATACAAATGTTTAATCCCAATCCTGAACCTCCTTCCTTTTGTCCTTCTTTTCTTGTATATGGTTTAGATAACTCAATGAACTCTTCATTAGTAATACCTCTACCATTATCTTCCACACAAATTGTAAAATCATTTTCCATATAAATTTTAACCACCTTTGTACTACTATCATTATACTTTAATCCATTTCTGATTAAGTTATCTATTGCAGTACAAAAGAGTGGTTCGTTTACTTGAGTGAATGGTAACCTATCTATTTTAACTTGTGAAACATAAGATGTAGAGGATAAGTAATTTCTCAATATTTCTGATAAGTTACATTCCTTCATATCTAATTGTGCATCTTCCTTAACTAAGTTTGTAAACTCCTTAACACCAGCATAAACTTTTTGTGTGTGTTTCAATCCTTCTGCTAACATCCTTAGTGGAGCATCAATTTTTAACTCTTTAATTTTTTCTTCAGATAATCTTCTTTGTAATGATGATAATCCTCTTGGCATATATGTGTTGATACCACTATGCATATCGTGTCGGAGAATCTTCGCAGCGTGTTCTAAGTAAGAGTTTTTCTGATTTACCAACACTTCGGATTCGTGTTGAAGTGTAATATCAGTTGCTATCTTTAGAACTTTGTTGTAACTACCATCTGAACTTTGGATGGGAGTGTAGTTACCAAATAACCAACGAGATGTACCATCCTTTGCAATTCTTTCAAATTCACCAGTAATACTTTCACCTCTCTTTAACCTTTCCCAAAATTCGTGATACTCTAAACTATCACCATATTCTTTTGGGACCATTCTTTTATGTTGTTTGTACTTTAGTTCTTTTTCAGTACACATCATTGTGTTACAAAACTTTTTGTTTGCTGATAAGATGTATCCATCCATATCCAACATAACCACCAAATTAGATTTATCAATAGCATTTAATTGTAAATCAATATTTGCTTCTTTTAATTTTGTAGTACGAATGAAATCATATACCACATAGAAGAATGGTGGCATGAATGCAATAACACAACCATATCCAAATTCGGCAAGAAAGTAAGAGGGTTCACACCATCTAAATACAATACAAGTTTGTACTGCAAAGAAAGTGAACATAATAGCACCTGCCATGCCTAAACATATTTTCGCAAACCGATTCATAAGTAACTCTTAAAGTTCTGATTTCTTTAATCCTAACTTTTCAAATAAAAACTTAGAGGGACAGAATTTAGTCCATACACCGATTTGCAACATTGTTACTACAAATAATACTATCCACCAATTTTGTAGAAGTGTGGCGGATAAAAGTACGAGAGACATGAGTAGATAAACTGCTCGTACCGAAGTCCATTTTTTCATTACATTAATTCTAATAGTCCAAAAAATGCAACCTTAATTCTAATCCAAATTCGTTTATGAAGTGGCAACGATTTGAATTCTTTGGTCTTGAAAATATCTTCCAATTCCATTTGTATTTCTTTAAGTGAAGTATTATAACCTATTTAGAATAAATATAGGATTAATAAGAAAAGAATTCATCTTCATCATCTTCTCTTAATTCACCATAATCCAAGTAATCATTTAGCATTTTTTTCTGATGCTCTTTCATTACATTAACTACCTTTGTGATATAGTGAGTCTTGCAATCAGTCATTTCTCTGATTAGAAGATATAAATGTTTTTTATTAAAATTTTCGATAAATTGACTTCTTCTAAATAATTCTAAAATAGCATCAGCTATTTGAATATCTCTTTTCTTTGTAAATACTTTTGTTAAATTTTTATCCCAATACTCCAACATAAGTTCTTTGAATTCATTAAACTCATCACCTTGTTGTTCTTGATAAAAATCATTTTCAGGATTCCAAGTCTCAGGCATCTGAGATAATAAATCCGTTTTCTTATACCGTTTATAATTTGAATTATTATTAAGAATTAAGTAATTTTTTGCCACAATAGAAAAGTAAGAAAATGCTCTACCTTTATCAGGTTTATACATATGAATTTTTTGTATCAGTATTGATACTACTTCACTCATTACATCTTCTTTTGGAACATCAAAATAGGAAAATTTAAATGTATTTAATATATTTTCAGAAAGCTTTTCAAATGGATATTGAATTCGTTCTTTATATATTTCGTTTTTTACTTTAGGGTCTTTTGTATTATTATATTCAATAATGGCTTCTTGAGTAGCCATACCAAAATATATTTTAGATTTTTTTCTTCTTGTTGCCATACTTAAAAGTTGTTTTTGTATTTATCAATAACATCTTTTAACTCTTTGAAAACTACTCCAACCTCATCATCAGATTCAAACGAGCCTCTAATATCAATTTGTCTCATTTCTTCTAACATATTATCAAAAGTTTGAATAGCATCATCTTCGATATCAATATATCGTTGTTGATATCTTTCAATTTGCTCTACCAATTTATATCCTCTATAAAATAGAATAATATTTAATAAAATTGATAAACCTAAAATTATATAAAGTGCAATTTCCATTTAGTTAAAATATATTTTACAAATATACGAAATTATTTTGTAATTTCCAAATTTATGCTTCACCAATTGGACCACCAAAGAAATTAGATACCTTAATTGGTTCATCTAACTCGGTTTTTATCGAATCGGTTAATTCTTTTATCTTTGCTATTTTTTCTGCCATAGATTCATCGAATTCCCCTTCATCTATAACACCCTTACTAATCAATGTATTGTGTAATTCATTTACAATCAATTCCAATGTTAGCAACCTATTATTCATTATTTCTAATATTTCTTTTTCAATCATAATTGTAGTGAACCCGTTAGCTGAGTTATCCCTTTCATAAATTGTTTAAATTCTCTATCGGATTCAGTTTCAAATTCTAAATCACCAAAACATTTTTCGATAGATTTATAGTGGTAACCCATTGCATGTGCTAATCGAACACATATGATTTTATATTCGTTAATGTTCATATCATTTGGGATATCAAATGATATTTCACTAGCTTCTCTATTGCGAGTTTCTTCTATGGTGTAAGTTAATCTAGCCATTACATTAATTGATATCCTTTGGCGAGATATGGACCTGCATTTTTATATTTAACAAATTCCATTTCACCTTCTGGTGATTGTAACATTACTCTCTCATTTCTACCTGGCTTTTTTTCTGAGGTAATTTGTTGTGTATATCTACGAAGGGGTGAGTTAACATCAATACCATCGATTGAATCAATTAATCTCTGAGCCATTACACATTCAAATAGTCCCAAATCATTGAAGAAATCATCTTGCGTTTTCCATTCGCTATTATCGGCTGAAAATTCAACTACACCTAAGTTATCCGTATCTACTTTGAACCAAGTGTGTCTTGTTGTTTTTCTCGTTTTATTTTTAGATGAATCCTTTTCAAAGTAAACTACCATTTCTTTTGATGTTTCGGTTACTGTTGGATTTACCAATGTAAGCTCTTCATAATCTCCACCAAAATTAAGAGTAACAATTCGCTTATCCATATCAACATCCAATGCATTAAAAGCAAATCCTTTTAACTTAGATACTTTTTCTTTGTATAAGTTTAACTCTTCAGTTGTAACTGGAGTTTTTTCAACTCTTTTTACTTTCATAATATTCTTTTATTTTATTTGTCAAATAATCTACGGATTCACTACTACCAACAAATCCTTCGTACTTTGAATAATAACGCAATACATTGGGATTTGTTTCTACATTTTTCTTTAAATCTTCTAATTCAGGTAAATGGGTGTAGATATAACTCATAATAAGTCCTCCGGTGTTTCTCTATAAACCCTATAACTATCTTCATCAAAGTGTTCAGTTGATACCTCAAAGATAATTGAGTTATCTTCTAATGCGATTAACTGATGAGGTAATCCTCTTTCAATCAGCACACTTTCACCTTTTTCCAAAGTTCTACCTTCTAACTTACCATCTTCCACATTCAACCAATTGAATTGGAATCTTCCTTCTTGCACATACCAACTTTCTTTTTTCTGAATGTGGTAGTGCATTGAGAATCGGTTTCTTTCTT